CACTGGGGCGGCCGGTGAGGTCGGGGCCGGGGTGAGAGCGGCGAGGCGGGCGGCGCGGGCCGTCAGCTGCTCGAGTGTTCCGGTGCCGAGAAGGTCGATGTTCTCTTCCGAGATTCCGTGCTGGGCGGCAACGAGTTTCACGGTCAGGTCAGATTCTCGTTTCTCAGCAGCGGCAGCGCGATCGAGCGCCTTCTGAACCTCGCTCTTGTTCTGCTCCTCCGTCGCGGTGTGCGCCTCCAGAATCGGAGCGGCTTCCGCCAGCTGCGCCTGCGCGGCCGCGAGTTGCGCGCTGAGTTCCTCGACAGTCGGCGCGTTCGCTGCAGGGGCGGGCGGAGCGGCCGGGGCTGCGGGAGCGGCGGGACCGGCGAGGGCTGGAGGAACCTCCGCAGATGCGGGAGCCGTCGGCGCGGCAGGTGCAACGGGAGCAGGTGCGGGCGGTGCCGGAGGGGTGACCTCGGCGGGCGGAGTGACGGGTGCAGTCATGACGAAGAAACCCTCCTGGGGTGACAGGCGCCCGAAACGGTGGTCCGGGCATGAAAAAACCCCGCAGCGGCTGCTACGGGGTGAGGTGAGAAGTGCTGGTGGCTATGCGGTGGTGAGCAGCTCGTCGAGGGCGTATCCGCCTCGCTGCGCTGCCAGTTCCCACCCTGATCTGTTCGCGTCCGTCAGACGCGCGACGGGGGCCGGCGCGCCTTCGGTCTCGTACGGCTCGTAATCGGGATTGAGCATGCGGCTGAACTCGATGTCCTCTGCCGACTTCTTGGCGCCTTCGACGACTGCGCCCTGGACAGTGAGATAGCGATTGTCTCCGAGGTACAGCACGGGAACGATCACGGCAGCACCTCCAATCGACGTAGGGACCATTTGAGTATATCCGCAGCTTGAGTGCTTCCACCGGAGATCTCCAAGAGAACGTCGTCGTCGCCTTCGATGATTGCGGCGATACCTTCGGCGATCCACTCCCGGCGCCCGTCCTCGCGGGTGCCGGCAGAGCCGGATTTGAAGTACTCGCGACCGGTCGTCGAAGCGATGACCATCTCGTGTGCGTACTCCAGATACGGATCCTGCACGATCTGCGTGATGCGTCGTACCCGAGGCTTCTGAATGACCGACGCCAATGTCGACGCCGGAAGATTCTGCTGCCCGCGAGTGCCCTGAATCGACATCTCGACATCGACGGGACGGTTACGCAGCGCGGTGTAGTCGAGCGCATGTCCGAGTTCGTGGGCGATCACGTTCACCGACCCGTGCGGGACAGTCGAGGAGATCAAGACTGCGTTCTCGGGCGGATCGTAGAAGCCACCCACACCATCGGTGAGCGGTCTGCCGTCCGAGGTGAGTTGGCCGCGGTAGATCGCGCCGAGAGGCGTGTTCTCGACCGTGTCACCGACCTGCAACAGGACACCTTCGGCGGCGAGCTGCTGGCGCACCGAGAGCGGAATGACCGACAGGTCACGATCGATCGATGCTCGCTGCTCCGGAGTGACCGAGGCGTCGTAGTCCGCGGACAGGGCAGGCGGTGCGGCAAGGAAGTTCCGTTCCGCTTCGAGCCACGCGAGCGTCGCCCGAGATTCTTCGAGCCATGCGAGGCGATCCTGCGATTCCTGCAGTCGGTCCACCGGGTCTGCCTCGGAGACAGGGGTATCGGTCTCGGCCGGGACGTCGACGGTGTCCTCGTCGGGGAACTCCGCGATGAACTGATCGACATCGCCGTCCGCCGCACGTTGGTTGAAGGCCTGCGCGAACGCTTTGACCGAATCATCACCCGAGGTGTCGAGGGTGGACTCGATCCACAACTGCTCGAGTGCCTCGTACTGCTCGCGGCCGTTCCAGTCGACACCCTCGCGGACCATGACGATCTCGCAGTCACAATTGTCGTGGTACTTCTTCAGCTCGCGGGAATCGAACCGCTCGGACCGCGAGGTGATGTACAGGGCGTCGCGTTCGGAGTTGAACACCGGGCCGCGAGAGGCCAGCATCGCGCACCACGGGCACGATTCCGCGCCGGTGAGTACTCGTGCCCACCCGATGACCGCAGCGCGGCCCGCGTTGACGTCGTCGGGTGAGAGCAGATCGTCGTCGTCCCACACGAAGTCCGCTTCCGGGTCCTCGTCCGGCGACGCGCGTAGCGGAACGATCGGTGTCGCTTCCAGAGCGTCGGTCAGCGCTTCCCGGCTCGGCATCCGGGCGTGACGTTCCGCAGCGGCCTCCAACCTCGCGGTGACGACCTTGACCACCTGCGGGTCGCGCCGATTCTCCTCTGTCACATCGACAGTGACCCGAGCGCGACGACGCGTCACAGGGTCGAGAGCAGCAACCGTCACCCGCGGGGCACGCACATCCTCCGGAGCATCTGCGTCGACGGTGACCCGAGCCCGAGACGGACGCGGATGCATGTTCGTGACATTTTCGAGCATCGTCTCGACAGCGCGTTGGTTGTACGGACGAACCGGACGCGCTGGTGGCGTGACGATTCCGAGGGCACGCGCCTGTGGTTCGATCATCGCCACACCGAGCGCGTGCGACTGCGCCCGTGCGCGCCGGATGTGCGGCAACAGTGACGCCGCCACCTCCGCGCGCTGCTGAGGCGTGATCGGTACACCCTGCGTTCGGATGGTGCGCCGGACCTGTCGGCCCAACGTCTTCATCAACAGGGCGACAAGACGCCGGAACCGGGACTGATTCACTACTCACCCCCGGAATACGCCAATCCAGCATCGCGAGCGGCCGCAATCGCGCGGATGCGATCGACCTTTTCCTTGGTCCAGCCCGGAACGTCTTCCCACAGCGCTTCCGGTGGGACGTCGAGCATCTGGGCGATCTTCCCGAGTCCGTCGACGGCCTGAGCGAAGGCGCGAGCCGACTTGTCCTGCCACTTCACCTCGGCCCCGAAATCCGACGCGGCCTCGGTGTCACCGGTGATGTGGGCAGCGGTGCGCAGAGCCTGCTCCCACGACTCACCGAACGATGTCGAGATCTCGTCGGATTTGCGGTCCTTGCCCGATTCCAGGCTCGCGAGAGTGGCGTCGGCGATGTTCGAGATGCCGTCGGTGCCGAGCTGCTGGGCCGGCACCTGACCGATCGCCGCGAGATCCTGCAACGCAGAGCGTTTCGAGTCGATGTACGGACTGAGAGGCGTCGCATCGAACTGTCCGACCTTGACGTCCTTCTCCTTGAAGAACATCGTGTCCGCAGCCGACTGCTTGAACGCCTGCGCTTCGTTCTCCGGCAGCCAACCCATGACGTAACGCTGCATGAACGCAGCCCAGTACTGCGAGGTCAGCATCTCGTAGACCGTCTCGTCGATGCGGGACTGAATGATGAGCAGCGGCTCGATGATCCCGAACTGCTCCTCGCCGTCGAGGAGGAAACGATCCCGGAACCGCACGATCGGACACACGCCGACACCGTGAGCGCGGGCTTCGATGTACTCGAAGTTGTCCGACTTGAGATACACCGGGTCGGCCCAGCCCATCGCCGAGCGAGGGAAGTTCTTGATCCCGATGAAGTGGACGGATTCCTCGTCGTACAGACGGATCATCGACCCGTGCACTTCGAGAGCCATGATCGGCCAATCATCGTCGACCGGTCCGCCGGCAGTGGGCGCCCACTCCATCGGCTCGCCGTACATCGCCGTCATCTGACGAGGCGAGACGCCGCGGATGAACGCACCAACCGTGTTGTCGCCGGGCGACATCGACGGCAGGACCGTGGCGTACGAGGTTCCGTAGTGCAGCGCCGACCGGTGCACTCCGGTCTGTTTGGCACCGAGCCTGTTTCGTTGCCACCACTGCCACGGACTTGCCGTCGACTTCGTTTTCGACGAGAGATAGTCGTCGACTTTCATTGCCTGCGAGTAGATGTCGAGAATCAACGGCAGGTAGTTCGACTGCGACCGAGAGGCGATGCCTTCGGCCGGCCCGGTCGGAATGCCCTTGATCTGCAGGTTCTTGACTGCGTCCTCGGGCGTCCACGGCTGCAGAGCTGCCGCCAGCTTGTCCAGACGAACCGACTCCGCAGCACGGGCACCCTTCATGATCACCTGCACGGCATCGATCGCGGCGTCTTTCTTCATCCGAGACCACCTTTCGTATCTCAGACGAAGAACGCCTCGTTCGAGCGTTCAGGAACTGTCGGGGCTTTGAGCACCAGTCGCCGTACGTGACGCACGCCGATCAGGCACACCGCGCCGTCGATCTTCTCGGCACTGTTCGGGGTCTTCTTCTGGATCGAGATCCCGAACCGGCCGTCCTTGCGGACGGCGTTGAGGACGTGCTCACGCAGCTTCGGATGACCGTCGTGCGTGAAGGCCCCGTCCGCGATCTCCGTCTCCACCAGCTCCGCCGCCGCCGTGAACTCGTAGTCCTTGGTGCGCATGTCCCACGCGATCGGCTCGGGAGAGCGCCCCGAGGGCACAGCATGAAGCTTCAGGCGATCCCGGTATCGCTGGGGCCAGGTGACTTTCGTGAAGCCTTCCCACTCTTTGACGTCGGCGAAGAATGCGTCGACGTCGTAGGTGTCCATGGCCCAGTCGACCTTCGCGTCGACGACTTCGGCGTCGATGACCGGTGTCTCGTCGTCGTCGCTGTCATGCGAATTGCCCGGCGACCAGATCCCGATCGTGAACACGTGTCCGTCGTCGATCCGGCACCCGATGAGCGCGGTGTCGTCTCGGGACTTCGACCCGTCGAAGAACATCACGATGCGAGTACCGGGTTCGACCACGATGTCCGGGCGGGCGAGCTTGCTCCACTGCTGTGGATCGGCCCACGCATTCGCCACCGTCGTCGGCCAATTCAGGTACTTGCGTTTCGAGTCGTCCTTCTTCGCGCTCTTGGCTTGAATGCGGGTGATCTGGGCGTCGATGTTCGCCCACGGGCAGTCCGCGTAGACGAACTCGAGTGCCGCCCGCAGGCTCGCCGGATCTTCCATCACCGTCTCCGGTGGCGCGATCCGGGCGTCGAAGAGGATCTTCTGACCTGTCGTCGACGCGCGGCCGTCCTCCTGATCGCACCAGTCGCCGTAGGTGTCGTCGATGACCGCGCCCTTGCCCGGCTTGGGCGCATTCGCGGTCTGCAACATCCGGTTTCCGGACTTGGTCAGGTTGTCCACGAGCGTCGCGTACAGCTCGGGTCCACCGTTCGCCGGCAACCAGTGCTCGGTCTCGTCGGCGACGATCGCCGTCGCCTCCGCACCTTCCGCCGTCGCGGCCGAGGACGTGATCACTTCGAGGGTGCCTTCGGGCAGCATGTTGTACTGCGAGCGGCCAGGATCGAGCAGGAACTCCCGCACGATCGGAGAGCCCTTCGGCGCCATCGCCCGAATCTGACGCATCGTGTTCGCGGTCTGCTTCTCCGACGTCGCCGCGATCTGCACGAGCGGCATGTCGACACGTTTGCCCAGACAGCCACCAGGCAGCTTCGGGTCGAACGTATCGAGCCGAACCGGACCGCAGAACTCGGTCAGCGCCCACGCGGCCGCGAACGGCGACTTACCCGAACCCTTCGAGAGCCTGCGCGCTGCGTGATAGAACAGCCACTGCCCGTTCTCGTCGAGCGCGTACCACCACAGCAGGAAACGAGCCTGCTCCGGCGTGTACTTCCACTCCAGACCGGCACGAATGCCGTTGGGGTGCTTGAGGTACTGCGTCGCGAAGCGGAGCACACCCCACCCGAGGGTGAGTTTCGGTACTCCCGCGGGGAGAGTGATCAGTCGATCGGCAGCGGCGAGCCTACTGCCCGAGTCCATGGGCAGCGAGTTCCTTGGCGTACTCGCTCATGATCGTCACGGTCGCATCCGTGCCCGGATCGCCGGACTCCGTGGTGCTCAGCTCCAACCGGACCCGGCGACGTGAGGCTTCCGTGGTCAACAGGTCACCCATCATCGTCCAGATCTGCTGCACCATGCCAGCTCTGAGCGTGCGCGAGTTCAGGTGTTCGGACATCACATGCGCGCACAGCCGCGCCGCCTGCCAGTCCGAGGGTTCGAAGTACTTCGACTGCCCGGATGTCTTGAGCGAGCGATACCAGGCCTTCGCGATGGTGTGCCACGCCGTGTCTTCGGCCGGCGGCTTGAGCCGAGGCGCGCCCGCGATCGGAACGACCTTCGTCTTGGCCGGTGCAGCGGCGTCCTTGGGCTTGTTACGACGACGACGCTCGCTGGTGCGTTTCGGAGGTGGACCGGACATCGGGTCACCTCCTCGGTGCAGTCAGCTACCAGTCAGGGCGGTAGTCAGGGTGGTCGGAGTACACGGCCGCGAGAGCGCGGATTGTTGGGCATGGCCACGGAGCGGTGTAGGCACCGAGATAGGTGATTCCATCGGAGTCCAGACAGCGTGCGCACTGACCCTCGTCGTCGGTGTGCTCCGCGAGAATCGAGCGCTTCGCTGCCACTTCGCGGAGGACTCGGAGCGGGTCGTGAATTGACGCATGCCTGGCGTGAGCCTTCCGGGGAAAGGTGATGTGCCCGTACATGCGGTCATCATCGTCGGCAGGCCAGAGACTGATTGTCTCCTCGTCGACGAGCCAGCGATGTCCATCGTTTGTGGCTTCCTTCGCCGCTTCGTCATCGTCTGCGATCCGAGCTTCGAGGAACTCGACGATGTCGGTCACGCTGTGTCCTTTCGGTCGAGCAGCTGGTCGACGACGTCGGTCAGATCTGCGAGTGTGCGTGGACATTTGCCGAACGGATCGCGGGTGACGGTGATGTAGCGGCCACGGTCGTACACCTCGACGCCGCCACCGTTCGGCATTTTCAGCTTCCGGCCCGTACCGACCGTCGCGATACCCCACACGTGCAGGCCCGTACGGGACGGAGAGACTTCAATCCACGTCGGAGGTACATTGCGGAGCAATCGCGACGCCCAGGGCTCTAGCGAGCCGTCAGGGCGTAAGCAGTGGTCGATGTCGATGCACGCGATGCCGTCTCCGTTGAGGACGAATCCGATTCCGTCGCCCACGCTGGAAGCGTCTGCGTTCGTCAGCGAGGTCCAGGTGCGCGGGTTCGTGCTCGACGCGGCGCGGCCGGCGGGCGTGATTGGTCGCTTGCGGGAGTGGCGGACCCAACGATCCTCGGAGGTGAGTTCGGCCGGTACTCGTGCGCGGAATCGGCACGCGGCGACTCGGCAACGGCCCGAGCAATAGCGCGCCGTTCGGCCGCGTGCGCCACTTTTGGCGATTAGTTCTCCACACCACGTGCAAGGCATACCTAATCATACCGCCGGTGTAACGAATTACCTACTCTGACCTGCGCATATTCGATCATCTTCGAAGCCGTTACACGGGGCGGATCGGGCGTTTCGAGGGGTCCAAATCACCCCAGGATCGGCCTGTTCGCCCGGCACCGGCAAGACCAGGGCTCGCCCCTCTTGACCTGCTGGTTTTCCTTCTAACCCGTACAGAACCTCGAGCGGTATGCGTAGCGACAGAAAGGACTTGGGTCCGGGAGGGTCACCCCCCACCCCCTGTCGAACCGATCAGATCACCCGGGTGAGCGCCTTGCGGTAGACGCAGCCGAGCGCGCCGCTTCTGCCTCGCCTCGACACCCTCACGAGAGGTCTTCTCCATATGGCAAGGCACACAAGCAGCCTGGCAGTTGTCGTCGTGCTCGGCCTCAGCCTCGTTGGCGAAAGACTTCACATTCTTGATGTGATCGTTCTGCGTCGCGTGTCCGATGCAGCGCGGCCCTCGGAGCTGACACTGATAGCGGTCGCGCTCAAGCACTCTCGCCGTGCGCGCCTTGTGCTCGGCCGTGCTCGTGCGATCGCGTGCACCTGTTCCCCATGCCATCAGTGATCAGCCGTTGGTTCGTAGGTTCCCTCGTTGATCGCGGCGAGCAGCGCTCGATCACGTTCCGAGAAACCAGGTGACAGACGGTAGACACATCCGCTGCCCATAGGCTGGGCAGGGACGTAGCCCGGTGCGAGACCGTCGATGTCCTCACGCTTGATCAGTCCTCCACGCGCGAAGCGGGACCGGACGAGATCCTCGTCGGGATACTGCGCGGCGGTCACGGTGTTGCCGTCGACGGCGGTGATGGTGACCCGGCGCGGTGGCCGGCCTTTCACTACCAAGTCGACGACCATGCCTACCTCGAAGTCATCAGGGATTGTCAGTGCTTGCGCCATCAGTCCTCCATGATCATCGCGCGAATACGAGCGCCGGCGAACTCGATCAGGCCCAGCTGATCTGAGAGCGGCAGGCCATCATCCTGCGGTGACGAGTAGACCGTGCTTCTCGAACCACCGTCTTCATCCCAGAACTGACGCTGGGCGAGAACCAGGTACTTGGTCAGCACACCCTCGACATCAGAGTGATACGCCCGATGCAACGCCTCGATCGCCGCTGTCCGTGCATCGTATGCTGCTACCTGTTCGGGTGTGCGTGCCATGGCCACCTCACTTCGATCGGGAACCACATGCGGGCGATGGCAATCACCGTCCACCAGAAGCCTTGGAGTTCGTTCATGATCGCCTCCATCCGTCACGCCGAGCGGGTGGGGAGAGGCGCGGGACCGGGTTGCATTTGCCCTGGAAACCACGAAGGCCAACGTGCTGTGAAGTCACGTCGGCCAGTGGCAGAACTCTAACGCGTCAGACTGGAGCCTGTCCAGCAGGGCCGGATTTGCGTCTGTCTCTAACCTGCGCGCGGGCACGTCGGGAGGCCGCGACGTGGTCGAGGATGTCACCGACGCGGTACCTCGTGGGGCGGCCGGCAGCGTGGTGTCGCGGGATGTGCTTGCGTGAGGCCCATTGATAGATCGTTGCCACTTCGACGCCGACGAGTGCTGCTGCTTCCACTGCCGATACGAGGTCGTCGGGGTTGACGGTTTCAACCCTGGGGGCGACCCAGCCCTGTCCGAGATTGGTGGCATCGTCGTCGATTCGGCGACACGCCTCCGGGTCGATCTGTTTGAGTGCTGACCGGTACGACTGCAGAAGCCGTCTCGCGATGTCGAGTGGACTGTCGGCCGGCCATGGCCACTTGGATGTCACTGTGCTGTGTCCTCTCGGAGAATGGTTGCCCCGATCTGGGTCAGGGCGCGGTATTCGGCGTCGGTCCAGACAGATCCGCATGCACGGCAGTCGACGTCGGCGATGACGACTATCGACGTGGTGACGATGCGGCCGAGCTGATGGGACTCGCATTTCGGGCACGGGACGGGCATTCGTTCGCGGGGGCGTTCGACACCGACCATCGCGACGGCCCGGCGGTGCAGGTCGACGAGCGCGAGTGCGAGCTGCACACCGTCCATCCGGACCGGGGCGAAGTCGTCACCAGCCCGGTTCCACATCGGCACATCAGTGGCCGGTGCGCCGATCAGCGTCTCGACGTTGCCTTCAACGGTTTCGAGCCAGTACGCGAGCTGACCGGTCTCACGCAGGGTGACGCCGAGCTGCTCCGCGATCGCCGCCGCGCATCGGTAGACGGCGTCCGCGATCTCGTTCATCAGGGCATCGGAGACGACGTTGACCGGGACTTGCGATGTCGGTTCGCCGCTGCGGATCTCCGAGCCTGCATGTCGGGTCGGGGTGAGGAACAGGCGATGCAGTGCAAGGTAGTCCGACCACAGCTGATGACGTGCTGCTGCTTCGATCGCGGTGATGCAGCGCGGGCAGATGGTGTTCGGCATGACGGTGGTTCGCGGAATCCATTCGCCGGTCTCGATGTTGCGGGATCGACTGCTGCACGATGCTCCTGCTCGGCACAGGTGGGATTCATCCACGGAGATCTCCTGATGATCGGTTCTGAGATTGCGTGCCACGTCCACGTTTACGACGGCGGCGACCACGGGATGAGTTTCGAACGGGAACGGATTCGGAGGGTGGGTAGCTGTAGGGAACGCGGTTCCCGTCCCGACCCGACCCGTCCCGACCCGACCCGTCCCGACCAGTGCCAGCAAGTTCCGTACCCTCATCGTCTGCAGAATCTGCAAGTTTTCTACTGGGTTCCTGCAGGTTCGCCGTTTGCGCTGATGAAGCCTGGTCGGGTGCGTTCTCCGGATGGTGTCCGGATCGCTGGTTCGACGGTGCGTTCGCCGACGAATTGTCAGTTCGCGGTGCAGGAGTGACAGGTCGTGCCGCCGTAGCGGTGTCCAGAGTCGATGAAGCTGCGTTGCCCGATTGGTTGTCGGGTCGAGTTCCTGCGGGTGCCGTGCTCGCCGCCGTGGCGGGGCTCAGGCGCGTCGATGCGGCCGGCGTGATGCCGGGCGCGGGTTGTCCAGGTTTGATCTTGGTGCGCGGGCGCGGAGGTACGGGAAGGTCGTTTCGTTTGCGCCACTCGTTGGATTCGAGGTAGTTGATCGTCTTGACCGAGTAGTACGGGGCGGCAGGTACGCCGAGGAGGTCGGGGATTTCTCGGGGGTGTGAGCCGTCCTTTCGGGAGGAGTTGCAGCCGACGCATGCCACGACATAGGTGTCGACCGTTGCAGCGCGGCCGGGTTCGAGGTGATCGTAGGTTCCGGACCGGGAGGCTTTGCGCACGTTCCAGTCGACGACGTTGCCACACCACCGGCAGGCGTCGCCGTCACGCAGGCGCACCGGGATGGTCAGGGACGGGTTGGCAGCGTCGTTTCGGCGCTGTCGTTCGAACTCCACTTCCTCTCGCAGGCGCAGATGGATGAACTCCGGGTCGTCGTCCACGATCTTGTAAGCGACTCGCTCATCGATGTCGATTTCGGTGAGCAATTTCGCGAACATCGACACGCGCAGTAGGAAATCCACCCGAGATTGACCACCGATCAGAACCGCTGTACCGCGGGAAACCACGTAGTCGGTCAGGTGCGCTCCGGACTGCGCGGCGCATCGCATGATGAATCCGAACACTTCGTTGACGAGCCGATCGTCCCATTCGGGGTGCTCGAACACCGAAAGCACCTTGGGATGGTTGGCGGAAGTGTCGCTCACCTTCACCCATGTCACAGCAGCGAACCAACCAAGGTAGGTCGGGGTGCACTAGCGGAGAGCGTCATATGTGTTCCTCACAATCAAAGGGCAGCAACCGAAGCAGGCGGATACGGCGGCGAGCGAGCGCAGCAATACAGCGGGTTCATCGGAACGGGGTTCGGATATCGGTGGCGCGGTTGCGGTTACGCGGGCTATGACTCGGATCGATCGCCCACATCGGCGGTGTGCGTTTCGGTTTCGGAACCTCGCCAGGCTTACGGCTCGCGTTGTGGGGATCAATCTCCGGCGCAATCGATTCCGCGAAGACGGTGATCGGCACCAGAGCGCGCCGGGCCGCTTCGCCGATCACGGTGAACGCTCGACCGAACGCGGCGGCGTGAACCTGGAAGTTCGCGCGCAGTTGATCCCATGCGAGCGTAGCGTCGCGGCGCGCGACGTACTCGCTGACGTCGGGTAGTCCGCAGAGGCGGCGCATCTCGTCGTACGGAATCCGGTTGGCCTCCGCCGGTGAGTAGCACGCCGTGCAAAAGGTGCACTCGATCAAGTCCACGCGCTCGAGATAGTCGAACACCTGGCGGTAACAGAACTCGCACTTGAAGTCCGGGTCGATGTCGATGTGAATGTTCACGTGTTCCTCTCAGCGGACTTTCCCTTTAGCCCTGTTGCGGCGAGGTAGATGTCTTGAACTTCTCGGCGTGCCCACTCGATGTACTCGGTGGCATCGTGCCAATCGCCGAGGCCGTCGGCGGTGGAGTCGAGTTTTCTGATGAGCCGGGTCAGCGCGTCGGTCGTGGTCGTGTGTTGCGCGGTGAGTGACTCGACCCGGTTGAGGAGTTCGATGTTGACGAATGGTGCGACCTTCTTCTCGGCTTCGAGTTTGCCGACTCTGGTCTCTGCCAATCGCGCTCGGACTTCCCAGGGGCCGCGCCATTCCGTGGGTTGGGCCTGTGCGGCAGCTTTCTTGCGTCGGGTGGCGATGCCATAAAGGTTGGCGGCGGAGAATGCGAAAGCCGATACCAGAAACCACCATTGGCTGGTGGTGACCGCATAAGCGATCCACAGTCCTTGGACGGTGAGGCTGACGAATGGGCCGACGATGGACTGCGATCGGTAGACCAGCACGAGTCCGGTCACACCGATGACGGTGAGCGTGAACGACCACCACAGGCTGATCATGATCCTCCTCTGGTGATTCGAGAGTTGACGAATACGCCGTAGGCGTGAGCGGCAACGAGCGCGAATATCGCGATGTGCGTCCACCATTCGTTGCTGGAGGCGTTCGCGATCCACACTCCTTGGATGGTGACGACGATCAGTGGAAGTACATGGGAGCGAGTTCGGTACAGGTGTGCGATGCCGAGAACAGCGAACAAGGTGAGGATTACCGACATTTCGAGGTTGATCACTTCGGCACCTCGGGCGCCCGGTGCCATGCGCAGTGCGGGGCCGGTTCGCTGACGGGCTTTCCACAACGGCACCTGTGTATTCCGTCGTGTCCTGGTGTGTTGTCGCACGACCCGACGCCGCAATAGATGGCCGACCGCTCTCCCAGGGCTGCATTGAGCACTGACACCGGCACCGTTCCGTACCTCGGTTGTCCGCCGAGGATGGTTGTGGCACGCACTCTTTCGATCGTCGCTTCGAGCACTGCCAACGAGGCTTTGAGTACCGAATTCTCGGCTTCGAGTTCGTCGATGCGTTGATCGCGCGAACTTGCCGTCGGGTATCGGGTGGTCATGCGTTCACCACATTCGCGATGTCGAGTGGCACGAACTTCGATGTTCGACGGGAGACGGCGATCTCGCCTGCGACCAGCTCGCGCATGCGCTCATTCACATCGTCATCGGATTCGTACCCGCTGGAGAAGATCCGGTCGTCGGGGCCTCGCACGCCGCGTGTGTTGTCGATGATCGTGTAGAGCACTGTATTTTGAGGGTTGAAGGGGCTGGTGAGGATTGCGAGGTTTCCGTCGTCGGACACTGCGCGCACTGTCCACCATCGCTTCGACTCTTCGAATTGCACTTTGTCTCCCACCCGAATCACAACTTTCACCTCGACTGTCTGTGTCGCAGTGGTCGGAGGTGAGCATTTGACGCATCGGAGGTCTCCACCGACGAGGAAGATTTCGTCTCCCATGTTGACGATGTGGTTGCAGACGTGGCATTCGTAGGTTGATGTCGCCTTCATTCGCCGGCCTCGGTCGCTTCTACGGGTTCTGGGGCTTGGGCTTTGCGGAATCCGGTGTTGGCTCGGTCCTGCAGGATGCGCGCGGTGATGGCGGCTTTCGCGTCGATCCACCAGTCGTTGCGGACGTGCTTGAAGGGGACGTGGAAGCCGTAGACGCGGTCGCCTTTCCATCCGCCGGATTTGTCGAAGCGGTTGGGGATTCCGGTGTGGGCTGCGACGTCGACGGTGAACGATTCGATTTTCTTGGGGTGGCCGGCGCGGCCGAGGATCTGCTTCTGCAGGGTGGCGGTGATCGGGTAGGAGCCTTCGGGGAGGGCGATATCGATGTCGGCGGTGGCGACGTTTTCGTAGCTGTACTTAAGCGGCCCGTAGAGATGGTCGTACAGGTTCAGGTTGAGGCTGGAGTCTCGCCATTTCGCGAACTCGTCTCGCTCCTGGCGGCTCTCGTGTACCCACACCTTCCAGTAGAGGGTGCCGTTGAAGACGTAGAGCTTCAGATCGCGGCCATCGTACTTGTGCTTCGTCTCGCGTGTGAGCCAGTCAGCGAGCTTGCGGCCGTTTTCGATTCCCCAGTAGATGCCCGATCCAAGGATCGTGAGGCGCCCGTCGAACGGCGTCTCGGAGCCGCGGGTGCCGACGTGGAATCGGAAGTTGAACTCGGGTTGCGGCTTCCGGAGGATCGTTTCGACGTGACCGCTGAAGAGGGTGCGATCGTCGTCCCGGTAGATGGTGAGGAAGCGGCGCATGTGCGAGAACACTGAGGCGCTCGGGCTGCTTGCGGCTTCGTTGATTGCGTAGCGGTGGAGTCTCAACGTCGTTTCCTCACATTCGGATTCAGTACAGCGGTGGGTAGGCGTTTGGGTAGCGCTGCTGGGGGCGAGTAAAGGGTGTAGGCAGTGTTCACGTCTTCGCGGAACGATTCGTCCATCAGGAAGCCGTTCGGCGCCGCACCGTTCGGCAGGCTCGGTGCCACCTCGTCGAGTGCACTTCCCGCTCGCTCGGCCGCGGTGCCGACATCTTCGAATCCGAGCGCGATATGCCGTACCGACTCCATCGCCCGCTTGACCAGCGAATCGAACGTGTGAGTCACAGGAACAATCGAGACGTGCACAGCGCCCGGTGGTACCCCGATCTGGGGATCCTGCGGAAGGCAGAAATGCACATGGTTCCGATGCTGGCGCTTACGTGCCCGGTACTTCATCTTCGGGAAGTTCTGCGGCAGTCGCGATCGTTTCGGTTCGCGGACAGTCGGATACGGGTTCGGGAGCCTCTTCTTACTCACGAGGCCACCTCGTCGTACGTCGCGGCGAACACGTCAGGTCGGCACGGGTAAAATTCGCCCCGGACGCCCATGATGATCCAGTCACCTTCGCGGACGTTCACCCAGGTGTCGTGCAGCCGATCACGGATGACGGCGCTGTACCCTTCCTTGCGGCGCTGCTCGACCTCGTTGCCGGGGATCAACTCCAAATCCTCGTCGTAGCAGCGGAACACCTCGTAGGCGTCATCTTCGCCGAGCACCATGAAGTCGGTGGCAACCATATGTGGTGTGCCGTCCTCGTTGTGTGCGACAACGAACTGAGTCCACTCCCACAGTGCGTCGGCCGTGTCGTATTCGCCGTCCCACTGCATTGCCTGGATTTCGACGGGCTTCTTGCGGAACGTCTTCGGTTCGGTGCTCATGTTTGGTTCTCCTTCGGTGTCGGGTGCGGGGTCCAGGTCCAGCCATTGGCGGCTGGGGTGACGAGGTATGTGCCGGGCGGCATCGGTGGTGCGTCGAGGGAGGACAGCCATCCGTGGAACCCGCACTCTTCGAGGTTGCGTCCGACGCGATCTCGGAGCGGGTGGCGGATGGTGAAGTCCTTCGCCCGGACGTGGACGATGTGTTCGGTGACGGGTTCGCTGGCGATGGTGTCGAGCGCGCCGGGATCGGGGCAGGCCGTCATCCTGCAGGTGATGTGGCCTGCGATGTCGAGGAACAGTGTTTGTCCGCAGCCCATGGGACAGAACCCTTGGACCTTCATGCGTCCCTCACTGCGCGTTCGCGGTCGAGCTTCTCGATCCAGGCGACGGCGACGGCCGCGACCTGAACCAGCTCTTCGCGCAGTTCGACGGGATCGGTCTCGGCGAATGCTTCGTACACTTCCTCTTCGAGGATGTCCTTGTAGGTGACGAGGCCGCTCCGCGCCGCACGCTGGCAGCGACGGCGAGCCTCGAATGCGGCTCCGCGGTAGTCGGGGCCTGTGCCGTCGGGGTGGTTCTGTTCGCCCCACTTCTCGTCCTGCCGTTCGCGTTCATCTGCGATCTCGGGGAGGACTCCGAGGATGCGGACGATGTAGGTGGCGGCCTGGCCGGACATGCGCATGGCGGGCCAGGTGTCCAGAATGATGTCCGAAATTCTCTGGCTGAGTGTCTTTCTCATGACTTACCTCCGGTGTCTTTGCGGATCTTGCGGACGAGGACTGCGATGAACGTTCCGACGGCTACGAGCACGAGTACTTGGGCGATGGCTGCGAGGTCGTTGATCACGCGGCATCAACTCCGCAGAACTTCGTATCGGCCGGCATCCGGTCGCAGGCGATGATGTCGGCGGGCAGAATCCACTCGTCGGTGACTGTGCGGACCGTCCACCAGTAGATGCCCTCTGCGTCGCGGCCGGCAGCAATGGCGCGGCACGGGATCTCGATGTACCTGCGGCGACCGTTGGGGGCGGGTTCAATCTCGCGGACAAGTCGGATGTCCATTGGTGGGGTGGGAGTGTCGGTGCGGCCGAGGGAAGTGTCGGGCAGAGCCCACGAACCGGAACCGGCCGCGCGGGTTTGAGATTCGCTCACGGGGTTGATCCGTTCACGAGCGAGGTCAGGGCGTCGACTCGGGGCAAGAGGTTGCCGTAGACACGGGGATTGCGGAGGGAGCTTTCACGATAGCTGTCGAGTGCGCCTCGGAAGGCGGATTGTTCGGCGTCGGTGAGCTTGGACCACTCGTCGGGGAGCATCGCGGGGCCGTCGTTGTAGATGGCATCGGCGGCGAGGTCCGTCCCGACGTCGAGTATCCGCATGTAGGCGAATCGAGGGCGCATGCCCAGTCTGGTGTGGAGTGCGACGCGGCGGACGAAGCGTTCGTCGAGGAGATACGAGGTGTAGGAGTATTTGATCTCCTGGTAGGTCCAGCCGTCGGGCAGGGTGGCGTGGGTGAAGAGGTCGTCTCCGGGAACGGGTTCGCCTCTCACGAATCCGAGTTCGATCAGGCGTGGCCACCACTTGTCGGCGACTTCAGGTTCGATCTCTACGGGAAGGAGACCGCCCCGAACGATGTCGTCGAATGTGTTGATGGTCATGGCTTTTCCTTGTCTTCGAGGTCGGATACGGAGAAGATGCCGGTCGCCGTTTTGAGGTCGATGCCGGTGGGCCGGGGTAGCCGCTGGTCCCATGCCTTTCGCCATTCGGTGTGTCTGGCGGTGTCGTCTTCGGTGACATGGTCCGGTGTGAGGAGGCCGAGGAAGCTGTCGCCGCAGCGGATGAACTGTGCGCGGCCGGCAGTGGTGGTTTGGATGATGAGTGGTTGGTCGTAGCAGGTGCCGGCGACGGCGAAGCGGGACTGGAATTTCCCCTTAACCGCGATGTCTTCGACGAGGGCAGCGGACGCGTAGTGGTATTGGGCGAAGAGCTTTTCGAGTTTCGGGAATGCGTCGTCGGCGCCGAGGCGCGGGACTTTGAGGGAGTGTCCGTCGATGAGTCCGGAGGAGTCGATGACGGTGACGTGGTTCTCGTCGGCTTCGATGCGCAGGATGTATTGCGGTTCATCGCCTTTGTCTTTGGGTGCGTGGAAGATTCCGAGGATCGATTTCGCGTCGGCGGGGACGAGGTCGATTGTTCCGATCCAGGACAGTTCGGTTTCTGCGTTGTCGGTGTCGAGGTGGGCGTGGACGGAGACGATGGCGAGTGCTGCGGTGAAGCGGTCGGTGGCGGTGATGGTGACGTTCTGCGGGCCGACGTCGAGTCGGATGCGGCAGATGGCGGGAAGGGTTTCGTCGGTGCTGGTGTGGGGCAGTACCGATTTGAGGCCTCTGCGGAAGTCGTGGGTTCCGACCAGGATTCGGGTCATGGCGCTCACCTCCTTCGTGGTGGGTGGGGTAGCGGGATTTCGTATTGGCCTTCGACGGGCGGATGGCTGGTGTGGTTGCTGGTGCCGTCGCGGAGCCATTTGCAGTAGCCGATGCGGCGCTCAATGGGGAGGGAGTGCCACCAGTCGTCGGCGGTCTGACCGTCCATTGGTTACTCGTCGTCTGCGTTGGCGGTGCGTTCGGCGTTGAGTTCCTTTTCGATCGGGGTCCACTGGTAGCCGAAGGCATCGAGTTCGTCGTGGTACTTAGCGATCTCGTCGGACCACGCGTGCTCGCCGCGCCAGGCGCGCAGATCCGTGGCGAGGTAGTACTCGAGGGTGGCGGCGTCGGCGATCATGTTGGCGAGCGCAAGGGATTCCGGGGACGCGGAGATCGCCCAGATGCTGATCTCGTCGATGAGGAACTGAGTGCGGTCGGCGCCTGTGAGCTTGTCGATGTCCGCGATCACGTCGGGGAGTTTGCGGCCGAGGACAGTGGCGAGGATCAGGAGGTTGTCGTCGTCGAGTTCGCCGGTCTTGTAGTTCAGTGCCCATTCGGCGGCGTGGCGTGCGAGGTTCTTGTCGCCGGTTTTGATGGTGTCCGCGAGGTGGTCGAGGCGCACTTTGGCGGCGGTGGCGATGTCGTCGAGTTGCTGTTTGTCGGCTGCCTGACGGGCGCGCAGGTCGGTGACGTTCTTGTCTGCGGGCGCGGGTGTGGTTCCGGTGGCCGCGTTGGTGGTGTCAGGGACGATGCGGAACCAGCGCAGCGCAGAGAACGGCGAGGTGTCGGAGTACCAGGCGGCGACTGTCTCGTTGTCTGCGTCTTTGGGTCGGAAGCCCAGCGGCTCCCAGCGGACGTCGACGCCGGGATTCCTTTTCTCGTAGGCAGCGAGGTAGTCGTCTCGTTCACCACCGGTCAGGAGCAGGTGGATGCCTTCGGCTTTGAGCTGCTCGCTCGCTGCCTTCTGCCGTTTGGCGGCATCCTTCATGGCTTTCTCGCGACCGACGGTCTCGACTGCCCGTTTGAGGGCGAACTTGAATCGGTCGGTGCCGAGCGCGGCGGAGAGCTCTTCGTAGAGAGCGGGTCGGGATTTGTACTTCTCGACGGCGAGAGCGTCCTCGAAATCAGCTGCTGCGGTGATGACCTTCGTGCGGACCGCTTCGGGGGCTTTGGCGACTTTGATGCGGTTACGTAGGTATGGGGTGGAGATGTTGTTGCGTTTCGCGACCTCCGCCGGGGAGAGACCGAAGTCCAGGAGTCCTTGGAATGCGTCACCTTCTTCGACTTCGTTGAGGTTCGAGCGTTGCTGGTTCTCGTCGAGCATCGCCTGGATCTGTGCAGCCTCGTCGGTGAGGTCGGTGCGGATCAGGCACGGCACCACTGTGAGGCCGGCAGCGTGGGCGGCTGCGTAGCGGCGGTGCCCGGCGATGAGCACGTACTCGTCAGCGGTATCGGTCTGTGCGACGACGAGGTTGGAGAGGACGCCGAGTTCTTTGATGGATGCTGCGAGTTCGTCGACGCCGGTGACGGTGTGGCGGATGTTTTTCGGGTTCGGGATGATCTGCGTCAGCTCCACGTCCCGGATCGGGTACGGGGCCGTTGCGGGTTTCGTTTTCGTGGTCATCGGTATCTCCGTCGGGGTCTGCGTGGGGCGGCAGGGATGTTGAGGGTGACGTGGGCGGGTTTCGGGTTGTACGGCTTGTGCGCAGTGCAGGTTTCGGCGTGACGCATCCACAGGGGTTCGCCGTCGGCGCGGGCCTCGTCGAGTGCGGAGCCTTTGAGGATTTCGCCTCGGAGGACGGTTGTGTCGGCGGTCCCTGATACGTGACGGCGGACGGTGCCGTGGTCGGGGTCGGGGGAGATGTCGACGGGGATCGCTTTGCCGTCCGGCCGCATCGGTTTGAGCCACCGGATTTCGAGTCCGCAATCTCTGCACTGCGCTGCCATGTCAGGTGCCCTTGACGTTGAGGATCTGACGGAGGGTGTGCGTGATGTCGACGAGGTCGGCAGCGTCGGCCATGACGATGTCGATGTCCTTGTACGCGTCGGGGATCTCGTCGACCCACTCCTCGCCGTGCCGGTATTCGATCCCTTCCATCCGCTTAGCGAGGTCGAGGGCGGTGAAGCGTTTGCGGGCTTCGTTGCGTGAGAAGAGTCGGCCGGCACCGTGTGGTGCGGAGTAGAGACCGGACTTGTTGCCCTTACCCGTGACGACGTAGGAGCGGGTGCCCATCGAGCCGGGGATGACTCCCTTGATTCCGTAGTGGGCGTTGATCGCGCCCTTGCGGGTGAGCCACACGTCTTCGTTGGAGATGCGTTCTTGTTCGGTGTAGTTGTGGTGGCAGTTGATTCGGTCCTCTTCCACCACAGCTGCGCCGATCCATTGACCGAAGACGTGGGCGAAGCGGTCCATCATTTCGGCGCGGTTGAGGTGCGCGAAGTGCTGCGCCCACTGCAACTCGTTGATGTACGCCTGGAACTGCGGGACACCTTCGGGGAGGTAGGCGTGCTCCTTGTCAGCGAGTTCGATATGCCATGTCTTGCAGAGCTTCTGGGCGATCTTGATGTGCTTTTGCGCGATCTTGTTTCCGACACCGCGCGATCCGGAGTGCAGGAACAACCACACCCGGTCCTCTTCGTCGAGGCACAGTTCGATGAAGTGGTTTCCGCCGCCGAGGGTTCCGAGTTGCTCCCGCCAGTGCGGAGAGTGAGCGAGGTCGACGCGGCGGTTACCCGCCATTTCCTCGAGGAGTCGGATCTTCGACGCTGCGTACCAGCGGCGGAGAGAGTCGGCGTCGTTGTAGTTTCCGGCCGAGACCGGGATTGCGTGCTCGATCGCGCGGCGGAGGTCTCCGAGGATCCACGGATCGTCCTGCTGCTTGGCTGAGATGTCGTCTTCGGTGAACTGTGTTCGGACGGCGATCATTCCGCACCCGATGTCCACACCGACCGCTGCCGGGATCACTGCTCCCTTCGTCGGGATGACGGTGCCGACGGAGGAACCCTTGCCGAAGTGCGCGTCGGGCATCAATGCGATGTGCGGGTACATGAACGGCAACTGGGACAGCTTTATCGCCTGCTCGGCTGTCTGGTCGTCGAGGATCGACGCGAAGCTCAGGACGTGGCTTCCTGGGAGTTGGGTCGGGGTCATGACGTGCCTTCCGGAGAGTGTGCCTGGTGGTGGTAGTTCGCCAGATATGCGGTGAGGGCGGTAGTGAGTTCCATTGCGGTGTAGGGCGATATAGGGCCTGAGTAGGGCGAACCGGATGCGCCGGTGGAACGGATGGTGATCTGGTCGAGATCGTCGACGGTGAATCCGACTTGCTCGTCGGTCGAGCACCACGGCAGCTCGGGGACTGGGGGCAGGTGGATGATCATGATCTGCGGTCCGAGAGCGTTCGACATCGCCTGCAGGTCGTCGTTGGTCCAGTCGGTGTCCGCGCTCTTGCGGCGGATGTGGAGCCAGTCGCAGCTCACACACGGTTCGTACCGATCGGGATGTGTCGCGCACTGATACTCGGGCGGAACGCTCATAGCAGCAATCCGTGAGTCGTTGCGACGTAGGCGATCCCGGAACCGGTCAGGACGGCGGCAGACAGTAAAGCGACCACTCGTCGACTCATGCCGACGGCAGCGGTGCGATGACGGCCTTTCGTATTTGTTCGAGGCATTGCGAGTCTTCTTTCGCGAGAGAAGGATTCGAGAGTTCGACCGGGGCGGGTGGCGGAGTGTGGGCCACCCGCCCCAGGACATCCCTGCGCCTGCCACCAAAACGGGGGCGGAGGCTCGAAGGGACGACTACTGCGCCGCGTCCGGTGTTTCCGGAGCGGCTGGTGGGGTCGGATTCGAGAAGCGTGCACCGGGGCGGCGACCGTTCGAGAACATTCCGAACTCACCCAGTGAGACTTCGGCAGCGCGGGCATGTTCAAGCTGGGCGGTTCGGCGGTTCACTAGGAGCTGCGCTGTGTGCAGTTCTTTACCGAGTTCCGGCAGCCGTTCGTACGCATACGGCGCCGGCGGTACTGCACTCAGATCCCTGATCCGAAAGAACACGGCGTCGCGGGCACTGATCGCGTCCTGCAACGCTGCTGTCCTGTGTACGACGAGGGGTGAGGTGTCGATGCCGATGGGTGTGTCGGTGGCTGCGGTTGCCGAGGCGGCTTCCTGAGCCTCGGCAACCGGGCACTCTTCTTCAGTTCGGTCACCACAACCATCAGCAGAAGGAGAAGTTTCATGGGCAGTCGCTTCGTCCGGCACCGAGAATCCGCGTGCACCTGCCAGTCGCGCCCACAATTTGGCGGGGTCATCGCCGAGGGTTTGGCTGATGTTGGTGAGGTTCACTGCGGGGCGGGCCTGACTCGCTACCAGCTGCGAGAGCAGGTCTCGGATGTGGGTGAGAAGTTCGAGCGTCATGTCAGGCGGTTTGGGGAGGAAGAACGCGGTGTCGACCGGGAAGTCGGTGTCGACCGGATCGGTCTTCTCAGGGATGCGGATTCCGAAGTCCTTGAACAGACGGAGTTCGTGTTCTTCAGGAGTCTCACCCGGCCAACGTTCGAGCTTGTCGGCGGCGACGACTCCGGCAAGACCGACGGGTGCATCGACTTCCCGATACGCGGTGTCGATGAACTCAGTGACCTGACGTTCGAGTTCTTGAAGTGCCTCGTCCAGATGCGTGCGTGCGCGCTTGGCGTTGGCGATCCAGCCTCGGAGGGCTTGGTCCTCGTTGTACATATGGAAGCGTGCGAGGTTTTCTTGCAGGCCTTCGAGTGCGCGCCGGTAGTCGCTGTGAGCAGCGTGGCGGCGTATGACGGGTTGGGTCTGCTCGTCGCCGTGGTTGTCGCGGGGGCCGGGTTCGCCGGGGAGGGCCGCAAAGAAGCTTGGTCGCTCACTCAT